AGCAGGCGGTTTGTTAGAATGTAATAACGCAACTAATCCTAAAGCAACCGGACAATTAATTTTTGTTTCAGATGGTGGAGCTAGCGGAGAGCCACAATTTTGGTCATGTAATGGTGTAGCAGATCCAGGTTGGATAGATATTGCGGCACAACCACCAGAAGTAACAAGTGTCACTTCAGACGGTACAGCGGCAAATCAATTTGATCAAGGAGTAACTACAACAGTAGTAATTACTGGTAGTAATTTTGATAATCCTGTACAAATTAAAGTAGGAAGTGTTTCTATTGCATCTAATAAAATTACAGTAAATTCTGCAACACAAATAACTTTTATTATAGATCCAGAAATAATAACAACAAGTACTACATATGATCTTTCTGTTACAAACCTATCTGGATTGGCAGTTGTGGTATCTCAAGCATTACTTGCGGATAGAGCACCTACATGGGCGACTAGTATAGCTAATTTAGGTTATATATGGGAAAATGTAGATATTAGTACTGCACCTGCAAATAATACATATGCAGTAACTGTTGTTGGTGGAACTAAATTTCATATAAACACAATTGAAACATCTGCATTAGAATTACAAGAAGGCGGAATATATAGATTTGATATATCTGATGCTTCGTGTGCTACACATGATTTAAGACTTTCCACAACATCAGACGGCACACATTCCGCTGGTAGTGAATATACAACAGGTGTTACAACAAACGGAACACCTGGACAAGCAGGAGCATATACAGAAATAACAGTAGCTGCAAGTACTCCTAATTTATATTATTATTGTGTTGCTCATAGTGGTATGGGAGGTGTTGCAACTACACCTGCAACATTTGGTTTTTCTTTACTTGCTACAGATCCAGAAGCAACAACACTTGCATATTCATGGGGCGCATCAGCAGGCAACGGAGGATCAGGACATGGTTCTGGTTCGATAGTAAGTCCTACTATTAATGCAACCACAGGTGTTATTGGTGGTACTATGCCTGAAGTTGGTGTTGATACAAATGTTAATATAACAGTATGTGTTGCAGATACAGTTTCAGGAGGTACAAATAACGTAGCATGTAAAGATTACGTAATTACTTCTAAATTAAACGAAGCACCAGTAATTACAAGTCCAGCAACAGGCGCATTGGGGTCATCTCATAATGTAGATGGTACAACTACACTTAGCTATCAAATTAATGCAACTGATCCAGAAGGTGGAGGATTGACATATGCTGTAACAGCAGGTGCATTGCCAACGGGTATATCACTTGATCCTAATACTGGTCTTATAAGTGGTATTCTTACTATTGGTTCAGTAACTACTCAAATTTATAATTTTACAGTAACAGTTTCAGATACTGCACCAGTACCGGCGACAACAGATATAGCATATTCACTAGATGTTCTTGTTGGATTTATATATAGAACTATTATTGTTCAAGGTTATATGTTAGGTGGTTATCAGAGTAGTAGTCCATGGAAAAACGTTAATCTTACTGTACATGCTACAGATACAACAATAGATTTAGGTGATCATATGACTCGTGGATGTGATTATGTAGATGGCGGGTTTAATGATAATAAAGCATTTGTATGGGGTACACATGATACTTTTGGTACAGGTAATACTGACTGTTCTGCATTTGATCAGTTTACTGAATCAGGTTTATCAGATCAAAGTGTTTATAACCTTGGATCAGGTAGATATGATACTTCTGTAATGCAAGACGATAATATTGCTTGCTATATAGCAGGAGGGAGTTACGGTACTTTTGGTAGCCGCGATTCTCAAGTTGATGTTTTTAATCTTACAACAGAAACATTTACAGGATTGGGTACAAGCTATTGTGCAAATTATCCAACTACTCCAGGTAACGGTCGGGCTGCAGGCGTTAGTGGATTTGGCGATAATAGTTCAAGCTATGGTTGGACTAATTGGATGTCTGCAGGTAATTGGTATAAATTGTCTTTTGCTAATAAGACATGGTCGAGTGCATCTGCAGCCATTGGCTCCAATGATGGTTGGGGTAAAGGATTATCTACAAAGCATGGCCACTCATATATGATGCAACAAGGTAATACAGGTTTTAGTATAGCGGCATTTACTTATGCAAATGATACTACGTTATGGACTGGTTCTACATCGCCAGCAATGCCAGTAGCACATGGAGAAGAAAATTGGGAAAATGGACAAGATTGGGGTTATTCCATTGGTTCATATAATGGAGCACAAGTTAATCAATCTTGTAAAGTAGTTTATTCTACTCATACATTTAGTACAGGTACAGCAGGTCACGAGGCATTAAGACCAAAAGGACATGGTGGTTGTTCTTCGGGAGCAAATAGTTCTAGAGCGGCATAATAATGAGTAATAAATTAACAAATAAAGATATTATTAATTTTGCATCGAAGCATGAAATCACCATGACAAAATGGCAAATGCATAATTTTGTTGAAGGTGAAGGAATTACAAGATGGAGAAGAGTCAGACAATTACTATTAGAAATTGAAAATAGACAAGGTGTATTAATAGGTTTTAATTTTTCAAGAGAAGAACTTTTAGGTACTGTAGATATGTTGAAAGAAGAAATAGAAGAAACTAATAGTGAAGGGCAAAAAAGAATAAACCGTGCTAAAATTGCTAGGCATGATTGGGATCTTACACAATTAGAACGAGGTGTAATTAGAACTAATAAAGAATTAACTTATTTCTTAGAATTAATGCAAGAACTTGATATTGATAAAGATTATCTAGATAATTTTTATAAAATTGAAAATGAAGAAGATAGAGATTATTATATCCGTAAATTAGGTAAACAAGCGGCAACAGAGATACTGGCATATGGTAGAATGGGAACAGGTAATGCTAGTTCTATATTAATGATGGATAAAGAAGATCAACAATTAGCAATGCAAGGAGCATTAACTTTACAAAAAAGTGTAGATAACAATATGGCATTAATAGATAGAAAAATAAATGCAAGTATGCCTTTATCACTTAATGAAAATAATATTCGTGTCTTAGAAAACTCACCGGAGAACAAATAAAATGGCGTATTTACTTTATAGATCAATAGGCGATATGCCTTCAACAACAACTATTACATATTTAGATGGGTATACAGTTGCAAGAATCGACGATGCATACCTAGATTATTTAGATTATGGTACATATAGTGCAGAATTAATGTCTGATGAATTATGTGATTCAGAATCGTATATGTTTTTTGCAAATTCTAGATTCTATATTAAAACAGCAGACGATATTTCTTTTGATCTAGAAAATCCAGATTATACACCTGCCGGTGCTAAAATACGAGTCGATGCTACCGAAGAACAAAAAGTTCATGCACTAACAATAACAAAACTTATTACTGTAAAAACAGTAGAAGACATTTTTAAAGGTAGAGCTTTAAGAGAAGGGTTAGGTGGTGCAGAATTGGAAGCAAATCAAACAACAAGCCAATCACATGTAGACGCAATTAATGCCTTAGATAACATGATAGATGTTATATTGTGGAGAGAAGATAATATAGGTGTTCGAGCACCGTCTCATGCGGCAGTCTCCGCAGGGCGTCAAATTGAAGGAACTGCTACAAGAATTATTCCTGCACCATTTGGCATACAAATATAAACTAAATAATTATAGTACATTATAATTATAGGTGACGTATGCAAAAAGCAATTTTTAGTATTCCTTTGAATCCTAAGTTGTCTCCAGAAGCGTTTAGTAGATTTTATTCTATTGTAGAAAAATATAAAGATTATATATACGATATATACTTTACTTCTAGAATGCCCCCTTTTATACAAGATGCAATGGGGGATGTGTTTGATAAAAATCAAGCAGATGATATAATTGAAAATGCTTTTATTTTACAAAATAATTTAGGCATTCCTCTTTCTGCAACATTTAATAATATTGAAGTTCCTCCTACACAAGAATTATTAGACTTATGGATAGAAAACTTTAGTCCATTATATGAAAGAGGAATAAAAACAGTTACCCTTCCTCATACATTATGGATGACTTCGGGCAGAATTCAAAAAGTATTTCCTGAGTTATATGTAAAAAATACTATTCTACGAAATGTATGTAGAGCTAATGAAGTGGTTGAATTAGTTAAAGCAGGATTTGATTATATTAATTTAGATAGAGATTTAATGCGTGATAGAGATGCACTACTAAGAATTAAGGAAGCAAAAGAATATTGTATCGAAAAATATGAAAAGGATGTTAAAATTTCTTTATTAGCAAATGAAGGATGTTGGGGTAATTGTTCTGTAATGGATGAGCATTATACATATAATAATACTCGCATGGATGTTAATCAGCCAACATATTTTTTTACATCACTTTCTAAATATTCTTGCCCTGCATGGGACAGAGATGAAGCTGCACATGAATTAAAAAGAGCAAATTTCCCTCCATGGCGAGAAGACTGGGTAGAATTTATAGAAGACTTAGGCATTGATGTAATTAAAATGCATGGAAGAGAATCTCCTCAAGTTTTATTTCAAACATTAGATATTGTAAAAAGATTTGCAGAAGAAGAAGAAATTCTTTGGGATGTTTATAATCAATATATTAAAGATATGCATTTAGAAAATGCACCCATTAATGGTTGGCGTAAAAAAATTAAAAATTGTAAATTTGATTGTTGGGAATGTCATTATTGTGAAGATGTTGTTGGTCATAAAGCCAAACATAGATATGTTACTCAAATAAACAATGCATTACATAAAGCAGATTTAGAAGAATCTAAATTAACTGATTTAACATTACAAATTCCTGGGTTAACATCAAATAAAGTAAAACATTTTATTAATAACTTGGTAGCGATGTCAGATACAAGGTATTTAGAAATAGGAGTATATCAAGGAGCAATTTTTACTTCTGCTCTTGAAGGAAATAAAATAAATGCAATTGCTATAGAAGATTTTTCAGCACCACAAATAGCACCAATGCGAGATATATTAGATTGGAAAACAGAAGAAGGTAATCCACTAGAAATATTAAAGAAAAATATTAGTTTAGTTTCAGATCCAGTAGATCCTGAAACTTTGAAAAATATTGTAGTTTCTGGTTGGGTACCGTGGATGTCTCCTATTGTTGAAATTATAAACAAAAATGCATTTGATGTAACAGAAGAAGATATACCTTTTAAAATATCTGTGTTTTTTTATGATGGTGATCATTCATATGAAGCACAGAAAAAAATAATTAAACATTATCTTCCTATGATGGATGAAACATTCATAATGATAATAGATGATTGGAATTGGAAGCAAGTTCAAGAAGGAACTATTGAATCGATTAAAGAAGAAAATTTAAAAGTAATGTATGATCATTTTATTTTAACTTCTGGAGAAAATCCCAATGACTATTGGAATGGTTTAGGAATTTTTGTACTTAAACAACCTAAAAAATGAGATACTTATTTTGCTCATATGACATAGAAAAATTAAGAACATTTGGTACTACACATATTCCTATAGGAAGATATGGTTATTCTTTATATGGAATTAATGCTACAGAAATTTGTTTTTCATATGAGTCGTTAGGATTAGTTCATCAGAATATTTTTAATAATTTACCTGAAGGGTATTTTATTTTAACTGTTGACTCTGTTCCGTTTTATGCTTTTACTGTTCAAGGTACCCTATATAGACGAACCACTCCAGGAAATATACTTGAAGTAAATCGAGATAATGTAGCAGAACGATATCCTTTATATCAAGAAGATGATTTAGTTTGGGACGAATATGATACTTTAAAGTATTCTAATAATGAATTATATATTTCTAGCATGGGCGGCAAAACAATATGGACTAATAAAGATTTAGATATTTCTAATTTAGATTGTTTAACTAATTCATATCAATTACTCGAAGATGAATATAAATTTGATATACAAGAAAGAAAATTACGTTCGATGATATTATGAACTTTGAATTACTTTACCTTAAACAAGAATATCTATTATATCTAGTAGGTGTAATGATTGTTGCAGGTATAATGAAAAATTCAAATTACCTCAATGATTTTTATCAAATTATAGCATCCAAAATTAAATCCAAACGATTAATAGTATTTCTTATATCTTTAATAACAGGTATTTTACCTATACCAGGTAGAGTAACAGTGTCAGCAGGTATATTAGATACATTAGCACCGGATAAAAAATTAAAAAAATATGCTAAATCTCGTTCCAAATTTGGTATAATAGATTACTTGGCAACGCATCATTATTATCTATGGTCACCTTTAGAAAAAACAATCATCTTACCTATGGCTGTATTAGGGTTAACATATGCAGAAATGTTATCGTATACATTGGGACTTCTTATTATTAGTGTGTCTTATATACTATGGTATATTTTTGGTAAAATGGAAGAAAAAGATATTGTCCTTACTATTAAAAAAGAACAAATAAATTGGATGCGTTTAATAACAGGTGCATTGCCATTATTTGTAGCAATAGGATTATTAGTTGGAGGTATAGAACCTTGGATAGTTTTTAGTAATGCAACATTATATTATATTGTAAGATCTTCTACATATTCTTTAAAGACAATTAATTCCTATGTCAATTGGAATCTTATTTTAACCCTTGCAGTTATAATAATTTTATCTAATATTATTAAAGTATATTATAATGATATTGAAACATTTTTAAGAATTTCATTTTTTGACATGGCAACTATAAAAGGATTTATAATTGTATCTGCTATTGCATATGGTTCTTCTTTTGTGTTGGGATCGTCTAGTAAATATGCAGGTATAGTTGCATTGTTGGCAGCAATATACGGATTAGAATATTTAACTTGGTTTATTGCTTTAGAGTTTTCTGCGTACTTAATTAGTCCTACTCATAAATGTACCCATATAGGTAGGATGTATTTTGGTACAACATTAAAAAAGTATTATGCTATTGTAAGTCTATGGACTGTTATAATGATTGGCTATGCCTATCTGATAATATGATAAATATGCTATACAAGTAATGCGAGATAACATATGACACAGAAATTTTCAATAAAAGGTTTTGCAGACAATAGTATTACAGGCGATAAAATTGCTGGATTTACTTCGGCCACGGACGGTTTTGTAATAACTAAAAGTTCTGGTAGTTTAACATGGGCGGCCGCGGCAGACCCCAATCCAACTATGGGCGGCGACCTAACAGGTCTTGCTTCCAATGCACAAATAGCAGCTAATGCAGTTGGTGTTACAGAACTAAATGTAACAATAGGTACTGCTGGTCAAGCATTAACAATAGATGGTGGCGGAACATTAGGTTTTACAACAATAGTAACAGATCCAACTATGGGCGGTGATCTAACAGGCACTGCATCTAATGCACAAATTGCAGCCAACTCGGTCGGTACAACAGAACTTGCAGATAATTCTGTAACATCAGACAAAATAGGAATTGATGTTATTGTTGCAGAAGATATAGCGGCAAATGCAATTACAGTTGCAGAATTACAAGATGGTGCGGTAACCGCTGCTAAAATAGCAACAGGTGCAATAACTTCTGGTAAAATACACAACTCAGTAAGCATGGGCGGCCCGTCACAAGGAATAGGTAGTATTATTAGAACTAATTCAAATGCTATTAATGAAGATCTTACTTTGGCTTCTGATACCAATGGTGTAACTATGGGACCAGTAACTGTATTGTTAAATAACACGGTAACTGTAAACGGTCAGTGGAAGGTTATCTGATAAATAATAATTAATATATAGGAAAAAATATGTCAAAAATTATTGCCAATCAAATTGAAAGAATAGGTGGAGTAGCATTTACCCTTCCTGCAACAGATGGTACAGTAGGACATGTATTACAAACAGATGGCATTGGTAATTTAAGTGTTGCCGCATTACTTACAACAGGTATTGCAGACAGTGCAGTAACTAATGCAAAAATGGCAGATGATGCTGTAGGTCTTGCAGAACTTTCTGCAACAGGAACACTTGGTACAACTACTTTTTTAAGAGGTGATAATACTTGGGAAGTTCCAGTAGCAGGAACAGTTAATTTAACTACTAATAATTTTTATAAAAATTGGGTAGACGTAACAGCAGATCAAACAACAACTGTGCCCACCACACTAAATGCTGGTGTTATAGGTCCTGTAGAGGTAAATACAAGTGGTAGCGACGGCTGGACAATAGATGGTGAATTAACCATTATATAAAAGGTAAAAAATTATGGCTAGTAAAATTAATGTAAACACAATAGATACACAGTCAGGAACAGTAGTTACTATTCCAACTGGTAAATCATTAGCAATCACAGATGCTGGTGCTTTCACAATAGGCGGAGCTCCGTTGTCGGTTGGTTCAAATACTGTTAGATATGAGGCAGCAGACTATACTATTTTAGGAACAGATGTATTAGGTAAAACAGAATGTGTAATTGGCGCACATGCAGGTGGTGGTAACAGAACTATTACATTACCCCTAGTTACAGAAGCAGGCGTAGATACATGTATGATTACTTGTGTATGTACACAAGATTCAGGTACATATAGTTATATGAAAGTAGGAGACGCCAATGGTGCAGAACTTTGGCGCGGAGCTGCAAAAAATGATTTTGCTAGATTTATAGTTCTAAATGGTGCATGGAATATAATTGCACACTATGAAACATTTTACGAGCGTAGATATTTAAGTGCAAACCAATCAATAGGTGGTTATACTCATTCTCAATTAACTGGTTGGACAGCATATCCAGATACAGTTGCAACAAATCAAAGGCACTCCATTGGAAATATATATAATGCAGTAGGCCATGAAACTATTGCTCCGTTTGATGCATGGGCAGAAATTAGTTTACAAGTTTGGCCGACAGGAGCGGGCGAGCCTAGCGTAACTTCATCTATAAAAATTAAAGGCGTTACCCAAACTTTGATGGATGCAAACAGTAGTGATGGTCGTATTACAGGTCCAACACCAGTTTCTTTTACTGTACCGGTAAATATGAATGATAATATTCAGTACTGGTGGAGGAATAACGACGATGATGGTCGTTCTTGTTATGGTGGTTCACAACATCAAACTCAATTTCATACAAGACTTACAGCACGATATTCTTCGGGATAACAGGAGTATAATTAATGGCTGAATATAAAAGACCTGAAGGAATTGCAGTAAATGATTTTGGCTTTGCTCTTTCCTCCATTAATCCAGAAGCATTTGGAGGATTAGAAGGTTCAGGCGAGTATGGTTCTGATTCTTATGAGCAAATTGCTGTATGGGATGACGATGTAGCAGATTTCCCAACTGTAGAAGAAATGCAACATGCGGCGTTTTCAGGTAATTGGAAACGAGTAAGAAAACAACGAGCTAACCTCCTAGCAGAAACTGATTGGATGGCCAATTCTGATGTAACAATGTCTGCAGAAATGACAACCTATCGACAAACTTTAAGAGACCTTCCTCAAACTTATACAGATCCCAAAGATATTGTTTGGCCTACAAATCCACATGTGGAGTCAGACGTAGACATCTTCTATCCATATAATACCGTATAACATTTTAACCATATCTAATAAATATTAGTATGGCAATTCGTAATCTCATTGTCGATGCTATAGCAGACGACGCAATTACTGGAGAAAAGATCTCTGGATTTTCTACAGCCACAACTGGTTTTGTATTAGCAAAAACTTCTGCTGGCGCATCTTGGCAGGCAGCGGCAGATCCTAATCCAACAATGGGCGGCGACTTAACAGGTACTGCTTCTAATGCACAAATTGCAGCTAATGCAATTGGTACAGCAGAAATTGCAAGTGGTGCAATAACTACAGCAAAAATAGCATCAACAATTAATTTATCGAGTAAAACAGTAACATTTCCAGCGAATTCAATAGGTGTTACAGAATTAAATGTAACAGCAGGTACTGCTGGACAAGCATTAACAATAGATGGTGGCGGAGCATTAGGTTTTGCTGATGTTACATCAGATCCAACTATGGGAGGCGACTTATCAGGTCTTGCTTCCAATGCACAAATTGCTGCCAATGCAATTGGTTCAACTGAAATAGCAGACCAAGCAATAACTGAAACAAAAATACATAATTCAGTAAATTTAGGTGGACCATCTGTAGGAACAAATAGTTTAATTAGAACTAATTCACAAAGTGTTAACGAAGATGTTACTATTTCAACTACTACAAATGGATTGTCGGCAGGACCAGTAGAAGTTTTATCCGGTTGGACAATTACAGTAGACGGCAATTGGACTGTTATTTGATAAATATGTTTAATATATAGGAAAGAATATGTCAAAAGTTATCACAACGCAAGTTCAACGACAGGGCGGAGAAGCATTTACTCTTCCAATGACAGATGGTACAGTAGGACATGTATTACAAACAGATGGGGTTGGTAATTTAAGTGTTGCCGCATTACTTACAACAGGTATTGCCGACAATGCAGTAACAAATGCAAAGATGGCAGACAATGCTGTAGGTGTTACAGAACTTTCAGCAACTGGTTCAGCATCTACTGTTACTTTCTTAAGAGGAGACAATGCTTGGAGTGTTCCAATTTCGGGAGCAGTAAGTTTAACTACTGGTAACTTATATAATAACTGGACAGAAATAACAATAGACACAACAACAACAGCAGATCCGGCAACTGTTAATGCTGCCGTTATAGGACCTGTAACGATAAATAGTAGCGGTACGACTGGCTGGACAATTGATGGCCAAGTAACAATCTTTTAAAGGTAAAATTATGACAAGTATAATTAACGTAAACGAAATTAGCACCCAGTCTGGAAGTACAATTACTATTCCGACAGGTAAAACATTAGCAATTACTGATGCAGGCGCTTTAACAATTGCCGGCGCGGCGTATAATGTAGGTACAAATACTGTAATAAATGCAACAGCAGATTATGCAATAACAAATACAGACGTAGCAGGTAAGACAGCATGTATAATTGGCGCACACGCAGGTGGCGGACTTAGAACTATTACATTACCAGATATTGCAGCTGCTCCAGGAACAGCAACTTGTCCTATTACTGTTGCATCTACGGTAGACGCAGGTGGCGGTGTGTTTTTAAAGGTTGTGGACTTTAATGGTACAGAACTTTGGCGCGGTACACAAAAAGGTGATTATGTTACATTGCAAGTTTTAAATGCTACTTGGCAAATTATGTCCTTTAAAAGTACCGGCGATAACTATAAATTAAATGATTATACAATTACTGCAACTGACGTAGCAGGTAAAGAAATGCTTACCATAGGTTGTAATGCTCAATCAATGGATAGAGTTATTACATTGCCAGATATTAACACAACTGGATTAAAAGGTTGTACTATTCAAGTAGTTGTAACACTAGATGCAGGAGCTGCATTTAGTGTAAAACTAAAAGATGACAGCAATAATGAAGTTTGGACAGGTATTCAAAAAAGTGATTTTGTTAAAGTACAAAAGATGAACAATACATGGCAAGTAATAGATCATGAAGAAACATTTTACGAGCGTAGATATTTAACATCTGATCAAAGCATAGGTGGATACACTCATAGCAAATTAACTGGTTGGACAAGTATATACTCTATTGGAGCTACATATGATACTGGCGGAAGTGAAGTTATTGCACCGTTCGATGCATGGGCAGATATAAAATTAATGCTCAGTCCAACCGCTGCAAGCGAAATAGGCCACTCGACATCAATAAAAGTAAATGACGTCAACATATATTACGGTGCAGGAAACAGTACTGATGGTCGTATTACTGATGGTCGTATGGGAGCATGGGAGTTACCAGTAAACAAAGATGACGATATAGAATTGTGGGTTAAAAATCAAGATGATAATGCCCATTCTACATATGGCGGTGCACCACATCATACCCAATTTACGATACGTTTAAGAAGGCGCTACTAATAATGAATTTAGTATTTCATGAAAGACCTGCTAGTATTGCAGTAAATGAATTCGGTATAGGTCTTACTTCAATTAGTGAAGAAGCACTAAAAGATATAATTTCTTCTGGTGATTATGGTACTTCTTCTTATAAGCAAATTGCTGAATGGGACGAAGATATTGCTCCTTATCCAACTGAAGAAGAAATACAGGCGGCAATTTCTATTGCTAGTTGGAAAAGAGTAAGAAACGAGCGGAATGTTCGTTTAGCAAACACTGATTGGTATGGAATGTCTGATATTACTATGTCAGAAGAAATAACTGCTTATCGTCAAGCATTAAGAGATATTCCACAAACTTATAGCAGTTCAAAAGATGTAATTTGGCCAAGTCTTGCTACTGATGCTGTTTCTACATTTTTAAATCAAGCGTTATTAAACGACGCAGAAATTGTTACAGTTGACTCTACAGATGGTTTTCCTGATGCAGGAACAATCCAAATACAAGATGAAACTATAACATATGCTGATATAACAGGTGTAACATTTAGTGGTTGTGTTAGAGGAACAACCGGAACAACTGCTGTTGCTCACGAAGACGAAGTCGTTGTAAGCATTGCATAATATACTATAAACACTTTTATCTATCCGTGCGACTATTAGATAAATATTAAAATAATAGGGCACATTGTTATATGAGCATAATAAAAGTAGATGAATTAAGTCCTCGATCAGGTAGTGATATTTCTATTACCAGTTTAAAAACGATTACAGGTTTACCATCTCAATTTAAAATTACTGGTGGTACAGCGGGACAAGCATTAATAACAGACGGCTCGGGTGGATTATCATTTGGTGACGCCGGCAGTTCTTTGCCCTCACAAACAGGCCAAGCAGGTAAGTTTTTAACAACAGACGGTACTATTGAAAGTTGGTCTACAATAACTCATCCGGACGAAATACCTAGTCAAACAAGTCAAGCAGGTAAATTTTTAAAAACAGATGGCACTAATGTAAGTTGGGAAGTAGTAGATGCATTACCTACTCAAACAGGACAAGCAGGCGAATATTTACAAACAGACGGAACTACTGCAACTTGGGAAGCAGTAGATGCATTACCTACTCAAACAGGACAAGCAGGTGAATACCTAAAAACAGACGGCACAACAGCAACATGGGAACCATCTGGTGGTGGATATGATGTTGCTACTACATCAACTGGATATTTTGATTTACCTACAGGTACAGATGCACAGCGACCAGGAAGTCCAGGAACTGGTATGCTACGATATAATTCAGACCAAACACAATTAGAGCATTATGCAGACGGAGGATGGATAGGATTTGCGGGATCAGTACCTACTATTACTAGTGTTACTCCAACAACATCAATTGCAGCTGGTACATCTATTACTGTTGCTGGTATTAATTTTCAAACAGGTACTACTGTAAAATTAATAGGCACAAATGGCTCTCAGTATAATGCACAATCGGTTACTTTTGTTAGTTCTACAGAAATACAATTTTCAACACCTGAACTTCCGGTAGCATATGAGCCATATGATGTTCAATTAACTTTACCTAATGGCGGAGTTGCAATATCTACAAATATATTAGATGCAGGCGGAGTGCCAGCATGGACAACAACAGCTGGTCTTTTAGGTACTATATCAGACATACAAACTGGAACACATTTTACATTGGCAGCTACAGATCCTGATGGTCAAGTAGTTACATTTGCAGAAACAACACTCGTTCTTACTACAGCAGGATTATCATTAAATTCAACAACAGGTGCTATTACAGGAGATCCAACAGATGTTGGTTCGACGACAACATATAATTTTGATGTAGCCGCAACTGATAGTACTGGTCTTAATACAACATCTCGTTCTTTTAGTATTACTGTTGTTCCACAAGAATTCGCTGGTTCTAGTGGTGGTGCAGAAACAACAATTACCATTAGCGGAATAACTTATAAAGTACATACATTCCTTGCTAGTGGTACATTTAACCCAGGTAATGGTGGTACATTAGATAAACTCCTTGTAGTTGCTGGAGGTGGAGGTGGATCTGGTGATTTAGCAGGTGGTGGAGGCGCTGGTGGTTATAGAGATATATCTAGTTTTGCTGTATCATCTTCTTCTAATATAAGTGTTACTGTAGGACCAGGTGGTGCTAAAGGTACAGGTAATGATAATCCATCTGCTTTAGGTACTAAAGGTACTAATTCGACGTTCTCTACAATTAATGCTACAGGAGGCGGTAGAGGTGGTCGAGAAGCTGATGGTAATGGGGGACCTGGAGGCTCTGGAGCAGGCGGAGGTGGATCTGGTGGCCAAGCCAAAGGCTTAGGTAACCAGGGGAGCTATTCTCCAGTAGAAGGTTATGACGGTGGTGATAGTTCTGCTTTAGCTGGTAACAAACCCTCTGGTGGTGGTGGTTCGGCTGCCGTCGGTCAAGATTATCCAGGTAATGCTGGAGGCTCTGGAGGAGCAGGCACACAAAATAATATAGATGGAAATAACTACTATTATGCAGGTGGTGGTGGAGGTAGTAACTATGGTTCCGGCGCCGGAAAGTCTGGAGACGGTGGAGTTGGTGGCGGCGGAGGTGGTTGCGGTATGGATGGCGGCGGTGCAGGAAGTCCAGGTGGTGGAGGTCTTGGTGGAGGCTCAGCTATAAACAGTGGAAATAATGGAGGAAATACTGGTGGTGGATATGCAGGCGCCGGTGGTGCAAACACTGGTGGTGGTGGTGGAGGCGCTGGTGAAGGAACAGGCGGAGGCGGCGACGGTGGTTCTGGTATTGTAATTTTAAGATATGTATGGTACGGATAAAATTATTATATATGTAACATTACTTTACTAACTTCTCTTCTTTAATAAATACTGTTATGCCAATTAGAAGAATAACATTACGATCAATAGATCCTTCTTTATCGTTAGGAGATTTTAACAACGGTGGAGATGCAGACGGTCAAGCACGAATACTAGGTAATAACGATAGTTATGCTTTGGGATTTGAAACAAATAATATAAATCGTTTTAATATTACCGCAGAAGGTATGCCCCAAATTACTGGTGGTATGCAATCAAATTACGATAGAATAACAGGTAATTTAACTTTAGATTCTTCTGATTATAATATTCTTTCATGTGGCCCTATAACAGTAGATAGTGGCGTAGAAATTATTATAGAGCCAGGTACTGAGTGGACGGTAATATAAATGAGCAGAATATTAGTAAATGAATTAGGAGCTAGAACTGGCACAGATATTGCTATTAAGTCTGGTTCTACTTTAGGTGGCGCAGATAGCCAACTTAAAATTACTGGTGGATCGTCGGGTCAAGTTTTAGTAACCAATGGGTTAGGTTCATTAACATGGTCTACATTATCATCATTACCAGCACAATCAGGACAATTGGGAAAATTTTTAACTACAGATGGCAACGCCGCAAGTTGGGCGACGATAGATGCATTTCCAACACAAACAAGTAATAGCGGTAAATTTTTAACAACAGATGGTACTAATGTTAGTTGGGCAGATGCATTACCCAGTCAATCAACCCATGCTGGAAAATATTTAACAACCAATGGTACTACCGCAAGTTGGGGAACTGTTGCTGGTGCTGAGATACAAGAATTAAATAATTTCTTTAAGAATTGGAATATAATAGATACGACTATTACTACTTCTGTTCCTTCAACAGAAAATGCAGCAATTATAGGTCCTTTAGGTATAAATAGTACTGGAACATGGAATATAGATGGTTTAGTAACCATTATGTAAAGGTAAAAAAATTATGGCAAGCACTCTTCAAGTAAACACAATAGGACCATTTGCAGGCAATGATATTTTTATTGAAGCAAGTAAAACTATTACTGGTACAGCGGCCCAGTTTAAAATTACTGGTGGCAATTCGGGAGAGTCTTTATTAACAGATGGCGCAGGAGGGTTGACTTTTGGTATACCACCGGCATCTACAACAGGTGATTTTGGTACCGGCGGAAATACAGCAGGAGCAGATAGAACACTTGGAAACAATGATGCCTTTGCAGTAGGAATAGAAACAAATAACATAAATCGGCTAAATATTACAGCCGATGGTTTTCCACAGATTACTGGGGGAATAGGTGCTAATGCAGGTACAGTAGGTACCACTATTAGTACACCCGCTAGTTATAATATGTTATCAGCAGGACCAATGGTTATAAATAGTGGAGTTGTAGTTACTATAGGTTCGGGTGGACACTGGACGGTAGTTTAAATAGAGGAAAAAATTAATGAGTACATTACACGTAAATACATTAGATACGCAGTCAGGCAGTGAAATTGCTATTACAACTGGTAAGGCAATTACTGGATCGGCGGCGCAATTTAAAATTACTGGCGGAACAAGCCAACAACTTATACAAACAGACGGTGCGGGTGGATTAAGTTTTGTTAACTCTCCAGGTGCTAATAATGTACTGAATAAAAACGCTACATATTCATTAACCATTGCTGACGTGGCCGGTACTCCAACTACAATAGTTACTTGTCAAGCAACCCTGGGAAATGTAGTAATATCCCTTCCAAGTGTTACAGATATGTTAGGTAGAGTTATTAGAGTGGTTCTTACAGCAGTTAACACAACTGCTAATTATGTTATTAGAGTTACAGATTCTACCGGAATGACAGAACTTTGGCAGGGATTTGACAAAACGGATTTTGTAGAATTTACTTCTGATGGTACAAATATAAACATGATAGATTGTCAAACTACTGTTAGAGGTAGAATGTATTACTTTGCAGATGATGGCAGCATTACTTCACAACAAATTTTATTTAATAAGTCAGCTAATACTAATATTGATTATAATATTGGTAATTGGTTGCCAGGTACTACAGGAAGAATAACAGCAACATTTGAATGCGATCTACTTTGCGAAATGAACATTGTTCAGTCTTATACTACGCATGGTGATGGTGCAGGTTGGTCAATTTGGAAAAATGGATCAATATATTGCACAGGATTTGGTACTTATGCAGGTGGTGCTCAATATAACTGGTTTACAGAAAGTGTCAGTGAAACAATACATTTAGTAAAAGATGATTACATAGAATTTTATAACTGGATGACTTCTACTGGTCAATATTATGGACATGCAAATGGTTATAAAACTTCTGCAAAATGGACAGTTATGAAAAGGTACGGAACATGATAGAAAATAAAGTATTACATTTACACGAAGCTTTACATCAATATGTTGTTGATAATATTGGAGCAGATCAAAAACATCTAGGTTATTCTGTTATCACTCGTGGAACAGGAGTTGATGCAACATTAGCAGGACCTCTCCCAGTAGAAGTTATTTGGGAAAGATCAGAACCACAACCAACAGAACAACAATTAGATGATGCTCTTGCAACTTATCTAGCAAATGCATATCAACGAGATCGAAAACCAGCATATCCAGATGTTGGAGATCAATTAGATATGCTTTGGCATGCAGTTGAAGGAGATGAAGCATTAAAAACAGCATATGCAGATTTTCACACAGCAATAAAAGCAATTAAAGACGCACATCCAAAACCATAATATTGTTTTTTATTTTTACATCTATCCGTATGACTATTAGATAAATATTAATAAGTTATAGGAGCATAGATGAGTAAAATTAGAGTAAACGAATTAGATACAGAATCAGGTTCAAGTATTGCTATTGCAGAAGGTAAAAGAATAACAGCAGATCTTTTATACGGTAATTCGCAACAAGTCAATGTTAATTTTACTGTTCCTGCTACAGAAAATACAATGTCTATAGGACCTATAGCAATAAACAATGGTGTAACAATTACAATAGCGCCAGGTGGGCGATGGAAAATAGTATAACATGAGCACATTAGAAGTTAATGCTATAAAATCTAGAACTGGTACTGATATTACTATAGATTCGACTGCGGCTATAACAGGCACAGCTTCGCAATTTAAAATTACCGGTGGTACAGCAGGCCAAGCAATTTTAACAGATGGTTCGGGTGGGTTATCTTTTGGTGAAGCAGGCAGTTCTTTACCTACTCAAACAGGGCAAGCAGGGAAGTTTTTAACAACAGACGGTACTATCGAAAGTTGGGGGGCAATTACACATCCTGATTTTAGTGTTACAGTAGCAGACGCTCCTCCAGGTTCTGCATCTACTGGTGCGTTATGGTGGGAATCAGATACTGGTAGACTCAAAATATATTATAATGACGGTTCCAGTTCGCAATGGGTGGATGCATTTCCTGTAGCAGAACCAGGTGCAACTGATCCAGCAATGGGCGGTGACTTAACTGGTACTGCTTCTAATGCACAAATAGCAGCTGGTGCAGTTGATACAGCAGAAATTGCAACAAATGCAGTTGGTATTACAGAATTAAATGTAACAGATGGCACAACAGGACAAGTATTAACTACTAACGGATCAGGTACATTAAGTTTTACAACAATATCGGCAGACCCAACAATGGGCGGTGACATGACTGGTACCGCTTCAAATGCACAAATAGCGGCAGGAGCAGTAGGTTCGGCTGAAGTAGCATCAACATTTGATATATCAAGTAAAACGGTAACCCTTCCAGCTGCATCGGTGACGGCACATGTCTCTTATACTGGGGTAAAAATTGTTCACAAGACAAGCACATTCACAATGGTCGCGTCCGACTTTGATGATTGTGGAGTTTTGATCATCGACAATGACACATCAAGTGGCGCATACACCATTACATTGCCTGCGAAAGAGGACTGGGCAGGGAAAATTGTGATATGCACACATGCAATCGATACGGTGGGTGGCAATGCGTTGACCTTTATGAAGCATTTTAGTGATGGTGGGACTATCTCTATGACTTC